ACCCGCACTAAACCGGAACCGACCAAAGCACCGCCAGCCGCTCCGCCGGAGCCGGAGGACGAACCGGTCAACGACGAGCCCAAGACCGACGATAGCGACGCCTCCGACGAGCCGATTCCGACCGACGTCGAGCTGCGCGAACTGGCGCGGAAGATCGGCAGTCAGGGTCCGGAAGGAAAGGCCGCGATTAAGGAATTGCTTAATCAATACGGTGTTCCGAACATCACGGCCATGCCGAATGAAAAACGGATCGCGTTCAAGCGCGAGCTGGAGGCGCTGGCCTAATGGCGGCGCCGGTTAAGCGAGTACGGAACCTTGAAGAGGATCTCGTATTATGCGAGCGCTGGGACTTTGGCAATCCGTACAATAGCGATCAATTTATTCGTGAAGCCCTCGAAGGCTGGCCGTATGCGATCCGTCGGGCACTTGAAGCGGAAGCCGAGATCGACCGACTCCGGAACGAACTGAACATCCTGCAGGAGCAACTGGAGCAACGGGGGTGCTGTACATGACCACTGCGCACGCTGAACGCGCGCACGCCCTGCTCTCCGCATCCAAAGCCGCGCAGTGGATCAACTGCCCGCCGAGTGCCCGGCTGCAGGAAGGCATCCCAGACCGTCGGAGTGAATACGCGGACGAAGGTACACTGGCGCATGAGCTGGCCGAGAACAAATTGCGGCGCCGTCTGCTCCCATGTGACTCCAAGGAGCGTAAGCGGCTGGGGGCTAAACTGCAAGAGATTCATACCAATCCGCTCTATGATGCGGAAATGGAGAACGCCATCAACGACTACGTGGAGTTTGTCGAGGAGCGGTACATGGCGGCAAAGGCCCGCAGCGAGGACGCCGTTGTTCTGTTGGAGGAGCAGTTGGACTTTAGCGAATGGGTGCCCGACGGTTACGGCACCGGCGACATCGTCCTAATCGCTGACGGCATCATGGAGATCATCGACCTCAAATACGGAAAAGGGATTCCGATCAGTGCTGCCGGCAACCCGCAAATGCGACTATATGCGCTCGGCGCCTGGTCGGCTTACAGTTACCTCTACGACATCCAGGAGGTCCGCATGACGATCGTCCAGCCGCGGCTTGACAGCGTGAGCACCGACACAATGGCGGTTGGCGAACTGCTGGAATGGGCGGAGATGGTTGTCAAGCCTGCAGCAGCGCTGGCGGATGCTGGCGAGGGCGAATTTAAGCCGGGCGATCATTGCCGCTGGTGCAAAGTCAAAGCTATCTGCAGAGCTCGCGCCGACGAGAACATGAAGACGTTGGTCTACGAGTTCCGCGATCCGGCTCTGCTCACGCTGGACGAAATTGGCTCGGTACTCCATATCGCTCAACAACTCGCCGCGTGGGCAAAGGATGTCGAGGAATACGCCTATGAACGGGCATTGGCCGGCGAGCGAGTGCCGGGGTGGAAGCTGGTCGAGGGCCGGAGCAACCGGATGATTACCGACAAAGAAACGGCAATGAAGATTCTCGCTTTCGCTTTCGGAGCCGAACCCGAAAAGTATCTCAAGCAGGAATTGCATGGAATCAGTGAGCTGGAGAAACGGATCGGCAAGAAAGAGCTGACCGCGCTGATCGGCGATTTGATCGTGAAACCGCCCGGTAAACCGGTGCTCGTACCGGAGACCGACAAGCGGCCGGAATTGAACAGTATTGAAGCTGATTTCGCAAATATCGATATGGAGGACTGATCTGTAATGGCAGATATTCAAACGAAAATGATAACCGGCAAAGTCCGGCTTTCTTACGCGAACATTTGGGAGCCGAAAGAGAACGATCAGGGGCAACTGAAATACAGCTGCGCGCTGCTCATCCCGAAATCGGACAAAGAAACGCTTCGGAAAATCAAAGCCATCGTCGACGCGCTCAAGGAAGAGGCAATCAAAAAATACGGCAAGCTTCCGAGTAATTTCAAGACACCGCTCCATGACGGCGATGAGGACAAGCCGGATCAACCGGAGTACGCTGGCCATTATTACCTGAACGCTTACGCCAACACGAAGCCGGGGATCGCCAAGCCGATTGGAAAAGGCCCGGACGGAAAGACGAAATTCCAGGAGATCACCGACACAACGGAGGTTTACTCCGGCTGCTATGCCAAGGTTTCCATCAACTTCTATCTTTACGACAACAAGAGCAAAGGGATCGGGGTCGGCCTGAACAACATCGTCAAGGTGCAAGACGGCGAACCGCTGGCGGGCCGTGCGAGCATCAGCGAGGAGTTCGCGGACGAGGATTTCGACGACGTGATCGACGGCGACGACGAAGACTTTCTGAACTAATCGATCTAATAGGGGATTCGACAGCGGGTCCCCTTTCTTATCCAATGATTCGGGAGGAGAACCCAGGATGAGTATAAACGATCTTGTCAAACAAGCCCATCAGATGGCTGTTGATAAAGGCTGGTACGAAGAACCCCGCACGTTCGGAGAACTTATCGCGCTCATGCATTCGGAGTTATCGGAGGCTCTTGAAGAATACCGTGCCGGTAAACTGTTCAATGCAATTCATTACGAAGGCGAAAAGCCCTGCGGGATCCCGATCGAATTCGCGGACGTACTTCTCCGGATTTTCGACGCATGCGGCTATCTCGGTATTGATCTGGAGAAAGCGTTACAAATCAAGATGACGTACAACGCGACGCGGCCGCATAAGCACGGTGGGAAAAAGATATGACCGTCCTGCAGATCGACCTGGAGACATTCAGCAGCGTCGACCTTAAAACTTGCGGCGTATACCGCTACGTCGAGGCTCCAGATTTTGAAATCCTACTGTTCGCTTACGCCTACGACGACGAACCGGTACAGGTTGTCGACCTGACGGCGTTCGAGGATCTGCCGGAACGAGTCATGCGCGACCTGACCGATCCGGCTGTCACCAAGACCGCGTTCAACGCCAATTTCGAACGGACTTGTATCGCCAAGCATTTCGGCATCGAATGCGACCCGCGGCAGTGGCGTTGCACAGCGGTCTGGGCTTCAGCGCTCGGGCTGCCTGGACATCTGGAAGGCGTCGCCGAAGTCCTGAAGCTCGAAGCGCAGAAAGACGCACGGGGCAAAGCTCTAATCAAGTATTTCAGCGTCCCATGCAAGCCTACCAAAGCCAACGGTGGACGTACCCGAAATCATCCGGAACACGATTCGGAAAAGTGGCAACAGTTCATTGAATATTGTAGGCAGGACGTCGTTGTTGAGCGTGAAATCCGCCGCCGGTTGGCACGTTTCCCGATTCCCGACCACGAATGGGAGCTGTGGGCACTCGATCAGGAAATAAATGATCACGGCGTCAGGCTTGATCCGGTACTGTTCCGACAGGCGATCAATTGCAGCGCACAGTACGAAGAGCGACTGGTGCAAGAGGCCCGGGAGTTGACCGGGCTCGAAAATCCGAACAGCGTGACGCAACTCAAAGAGTGGCTCGCAGAACAGGGGCTGGACACATCGGAGGGCTTAAATAAAGAGCAGATGCCGGTCCTGCTCGATCAGGCGCCGGACGACGAGACTCGCCGGGTGTTGGAGCTGCGGCAGGAGATGGCGAAAACCAGCGTGGACAAATATCACGCAATGGAGCGCAGCATGTGCGTCGACGAACGCGCGCGAGGGCTCCTTCAGTTCTGCGGCGCCGGCCGTACTTGGCGATGGGCCGGGCGCCTTATCCAAGTGCAGAACCTCCCGCAGAACAAGATCAAGGACCTGGCGCTTGCTCGGGAAACGCTGCGCAGCGGCGACTTCGAAATGCTAGAGCTACTTTTCGGCCCGCCGCCGTTTGTCCTTTCGCAGCTCATCCGGACGGCATTCATCCCGTCGCCGGGCTGCCGGTTCATCGTGGCGGACTTTTCGGCCATCGAGGCCCGCGTAGTTGCGTGGCTGGCAGACGAGCATTGGGTGTTGGACGTATTCCGCGGGCACGGCAAAATTTACGAGGCTACGGCGGCCATGATGTTCGGTGTGCCTCTCGAGACGATCGTCAAAGGACATCCGAACTACGAACTGCGTGCGAAGGGCAAAGTTGCAGTTCTTGCATGCGGCTACCAAGGCGGCGTCAATGCATTGGCCGCCATGGATACGAAAAAGGAAATCGACCCGGACGAATATCCGAGGCTCGTCCAACAGTGGCGCGAGGCAAATCCGAATATCGTCAAGCTGTGGTATGCCGCCGAGGATGCCGCCATCACAGCGGTCCGGGAGAAAACGACCGTCAAGCTCAAGCACGGCGTTCGCTACCGCTACGAGCCGGGTTACCTATTCGCTGATTTGCCCAGCGGCCGCAGTTTGGCCTACGTCAACCCGCGCATTAAGCCGGACCCGAACTTCAATAAGGACGGCCTCGTCTTCGACGGCATGGATCAAGTCAAAAAGAAATGGATGTCGCACCGAACATACGGCGGCCGGCTGGTGGAAAACCTGGTCCAAGCCATCGCCCGGGACTGCTTGGCCGTGGCACTGACACGCCTTGCGGCTGAGGGATACCAGATCGTCATGCACGTCCATGACGAGGTCGTGCTTGACGTGCCGACCGGCACTGGCTCCGTGGAGTACGTCACAGAAATCATGAGCCGGCCGATCGACTGGGCGCCGGGGTTACCTCTGGCGGCAGCTGGGTTTGAGTGCGATTTTTATCAGAAGGATTGATCGAAATGATCAAAGGTAAATTTTACACAAATGATGGAGAACTGATTTTCATCAATGGGACCGATGATTTGAAAAAACTCATAAATGAACAGATCGGTTTCGAAGCCGCACAAATGTTCCAAGAGGTCGTCAATGCTGCGGATGAAGTTAAACAGCGGCTTGAAAGTGAACTTTCCAGCTATGAGGCTAGCTTGGATGCCAGCAACGCGGCGATGCGGGAAATTAAAGACGCTGTCATGGAATTGGAGGCATTGATCAGTCAAAGCAAAATCGACCGCAAAGCCGTACAAGCAAAACTAGATCACATCATTAGGGAGATTGCAAACCAATGGTGATGAAGTCTTATGAATATTTCCTCCAATCGAAACGCGCCGTCATGCCGCCGGTCGGCTTCCACGTCGATCGCGACGCGCTCCATCCCAGCCTGTTCGACTTCCAGAAGGACATTGTCCGCTGGGCACTCCGGCGGGGCCGGGCAGCGATCTTCGCTGGAACTGGGCTGGGTAAAACCCGCATGCAGATTGAATGGGCGATGAACGTCCATCGGCTGAGCGGCGGCGACGTGCTCCTTCTGGCGCCACTTGCCGTGGCCGCGCAAACGGTCCGGGAAGGCGCCGCGCTCGGCTACGAAATTACGTTATGCCGCAGTCAGGACGATGTCCGGCCGGGCCTCAACATTACGAACTATGAAATGCTTCATCATTTCGAGCCTGTGCTGTTTGAGGGTGTCGTGCTGGACGAGAGCTCCATCCTCAAGTCGTTTACGGGCAAGATGCGGACAGAACTGATCGAATCATTCGCCTATACGCCGTATCGCCTGGCCTGCACAGCGACGCCGGCGCCAAACGACTATATGGAGCTTGGAAATCACGCTGAATTCCTAGGCGTTATGAGCCGGACGGAAATGCTCTCCATGTTCTTCGTCCACGACGGCGGCGAAACGCAAAAGTGGCGCCTAAAAGGCCACGCTGAAGATGCGTTCTGGCGATGGGTGGCCTCTTGGGGCGTCATGCTCGAAAAACCGTCCGATCTCGGATACCCGGACGACGGATATATCTTGCCGCCGTTGAACATTTTCGATCACGTGATTGAGGTTCCCGGGGAGCCGGCCAAAACGCTGTCGCAGCGGCAGCGGGCTCGCAAGGAAACGGTCGCTGATCGGGTGGCAGCATGTGCGGAACTGGTTAACGCGACGGATCGCCCATTCCTCGTCTGGTGCGACCTGAACATCGAGTCCGAAATGCTCGCAGCTGCCATCCCGGGTGCCGTCGAAGTGAAAGGTTCGGATAAACCAGCGTTCAAGGAGCAGGCGATGCTCGATTTCGCAGTCGGCAAAATCCGCGTTCTCGTGACCAAGCCCAGCATCGCCGGTTTCGGCATGAACTGGCAGCACTGCGCCGACATGGCATTTGTTGGGTTGTCGGACAGCTTTGAACAAGTTTTTCAGGCGATCCGGCGCTGTTACCGATTCGGTCAAACGCGTCCCGTGAACGTGCATATGATCACGTCCAGCCGGGAGGGCGCCGTGGCTGAAAACATCAAGCGCAAAGAGGCCGACTTCCGGAAGATGGTCGACGAAATGATCAAATACACCAAGGAAATCACATCGGAATCAATCCGCTCGACGGAACGAGACGTCGCCGAATACGAAGCAAAAACGCCGATCATCATTCCGTCGTGGTTAAGGAGTGAGAAGTTTGCAAGTTAAAGCCATAGATCAAGTCATTGAGCCTGATTTTGCAATTTACAACGGCGACTGCGTGGAGATCGCTCGCGGACTGCCGGACAACAGCATTCATTATTCCATCTTCTCGCCACCGTTCGCTTCACTCTACACCTACAGCAACAGCGACCGGGATATGGGCAACTGCCGAAGCGACGAGGAATTCTTCGAGCACTTCCGCTTTCTGATTCGCGAGTTGTACCGGGTGATGATCCCGGGACGCCTGGTCAGTTTTCACTGCATGAATCTGCCAACCTCGAAAGCTCATCACGGTTATATCGGCATCCGGGACTTCCGGGGGGATCTAATCCGTGCATTCGAAGCGGAGGGGTTTATTTTCCACTCGGAGGTCGTGATCTGGAAGGACCCAGTCGTTGCCCAGCAGCGGACCAAGGCGCTTGGTCTGCTCCACAAGCAGCTTGTCAAAGACAGTGCCTTGAGTCGGCAGGGCATTCCGGATTACCTTGTGACGATGCGGAAGCCCGGCGTCAACCCGGAGCCAATCGCCGGCATGCTAGAAGAGTTCATCGGCGAAGGGCTGGACGTCAGCCGGGAGGCATACGAAAGACACGCTGAAAAAGTCCGCGCGGAAGGCCGGGAGCCGTGGCCGTTCGAGATGTGGCGGAGCGTGTTCATCTGGCAGAAATACGCAAGCCCGGTCTGGATGGACATTCGGGAAACGAACACGCTGCAGTACAAATCAGCGCGGGACGAGAAGGACGAGAAGCACATCTGCCCTTTGCAGCTTGACGTCATCGCCCGCGGCGTGGGGTTATGGAGCAATCCGGGGGACATCGTATTCAGCCCGTTCGCCGGAATCGGCAGCGAAGGTTACCAGGCGATCAAGATGGGTCGTCGGTTCGTTGGGATCGAGCTGAAGGAAAGCTATTTCCGGGTGGCCGTGAACAATTTGCGAATGGCAGTGCAAGAAGCATTCGACGAACTGCTGGGATGAGGTGACTCCCATGGAACTGGACATTAGTTTCGGCAAACATCGCGCCGACACGAATTGGAAAGTCGAATACCTCACCTGGGACGAATTCGTCGAACGGCTGCGGAAAGTCCGCCGAACAAACGAGACGATGGCGCAGTATGACCGAATGAGCGTTGCGGCAAAATTCCGTGTCAAAGATGGGCCCGCCTATGTGGGAGGGTTCATTCGCGGTGGCCGGCGGAAAATTGAAAATGTCGAATCTCGCAGCCTCATTACACTCGACGCTGACCATGCGGACGACGACTTCTTGTTCGCAGCTGAACTCGTCCTTGGCGGGCGCGCTTACGCCGTGTACTCCTCACACAGTCACCGGCCTGACAAACCGCGGTACCGGCTCGTCGCTCCAACAAACCGGCGGATGAGCTTGGACGAATACGCCGCCGTCAGCCGCAAGATTGCCGATCAGATCGGTATGACCTACTTCGACAAAACGACGTTCCAAGCCAACCGGCTCATGTACCTACCGAGCTGCTCTAAGGACGCCGAGCCGGTGCTGGAAGTCTACGAGGGTGACCCGATCGACGTCGACGCGGTGCTGGCCGAATACGAGGATTGGCGGGACGTCATGTCGTGGCCGCGGCATCCGGAGGAACGGAAAGCGCAGAAGACGGCGACAAACAAAGCGGAAGACCCACGAACGAAACGAGGTATCATCGGCCTGTTTTGCCGGGCATTCACGATCGAGGAAGGGATCGAAACCTTTCTGTCGGACGTGTACATACCCGGCACGCAGCCGCACCGGTACACTTACGTCCACGGCACCAGCGCGAATGGGCTACAGGTGTACCCGGATCAGGAACTCGCCTATTCGCACCAAGACAGTGACCCGGTGGCGGACGGCCGGACGTATAACCTGTTCGACCTCGTACGGGTCCACAAGTTCGGCCATCTGGATGAAAACGTGAAAGAGTTTACGCCGGACGCGAAGAAGCCAAGCCATCTCGCCATGGAACGGTGGGCAGCTGAGCTGCCGGAGGTAAAAAAGCTCATCGTCGCCGAGCGCCAAGCGGAATTCGCCGATATGGCGGAGGAGTTCGACGAGGACGAAGAGGAAGACGACCCGGACTGGGAGTCAAAGCTCGAAGTGCATCCCAAAACCGGCGACGTGCTGCCGACGGCCGGCAACATAGAGCTGATCCTGACACACGGCCCCTGGCGCGGCGTGCTGGCCTATGACGCATTCGGGAATACGGAGGTCATCCGGAAACCGCTGCCGTGGCGGGACCGGGAACGGCCGAATCGGGAGTATGAACCGTGGCTGGCTGCCGACGACAAGCGACTCCTACACTGGTTTGCCAAGGTTTACGGCATCCAGTCAACCAAGCTCATCCAGAACGCTTTTACAGAAGTCGCCCATAAAAATGCCTTTCACCCGATCAAAAAATACCTGGAAAGCCACACATGGGACGGCGTGCCGCGGGCGGAACGGATTTTCATCACATATCTGGGCGCCCCGGACACGCATTACGTGCGGCAGGTGACGCGGAAGATGCTGCTTGCTGCCGTCACGCGACTGTACCGGCCGGGGTGCAAGTTTGACCAGATGCTCGTCCTGATCGGCCCGCAGGGAGCCGGGAAAAGCAGCTTACTGGCGAAGTTGGGCCGAGAGTGGTTTTCGGATAGTTTGCGGACGTTCGAAAACAAAGAGGCCGGCGAGCACCTACAGTCAGGCTGGATCTTCGAGATCGGCGAGCTATCGGCAATGAAGAAATCCGAGGTGGAAGAAGTCAAAGCGTTTCTCTCGAAGACCGAGGATCGCTACCGGGTGGCTTATGACCGACAGGTATCAGAATTCCCGCGAAAGTGTGTCTTTTTCGGAACGACAAATACTCGGGATTTCCTGCGGGACACAACCGGGAATCGGCGCTTTTGGCCGGTGGAGATTGACCCGGCAAATGCGGAGAAAAGCCATTGGGACGACCTCACGGGCGAACTGGTGGGGCAAATCTGGGCGGAGGTTTTGACGTGGTTCAGGGCGGGCGAAGGCCTCGAACTGGATCAGGAAGCCCGGGCGGAGGCGGAGCGGCAACAAACGGCACACATGGAGAGCGATCCGCGCGAAGGGTTGATTCAGGAGTGGTTGGAGTCCGAAGAACTCGACGAACTGGACAGGCCGACCGGTCAGAAGCGACAGCGCGTCTGCGCGGCCCAGATATGGGTGGAATGTCTCGGGAAACGCCGCGGCGATATGAGGCCGTGGGAGGCAAAGGAAATCATGGACATCATGCGCCGCATTCCGGGATGGGTGGAACGTTCCGGCAAAGCAAAAATTCCAGGTTACGGTGTTCAAAGGGTATTTGAACGGTTGCCGTGAGAGGTTGCCAAGGGTTTGCCGCGGTTGCCGTAAGCAATTGCCGCAGTTGCCATTCGGTTGCCGCAAACCAGTCGTTCATGGCAACCGCAAAAACCTTGTAATATCAAGGACTTATCTTATTAGGTTGCCGTGGTTGCCTTAGATTTTAAAAGAAATAAAAAGTAGTAATTTAACCCTATTTTGCATTAATGCAAAAGTAGGTTAAATGGGGATTTAAACTAATACGCGCGTGCGCGCGTAAACACGGCAAACCGGAAAGGAGTCATAATGCGGGAGTCTACACTTGAACAACGTCTGGTCCGGGAGGTCGAGCGCATCGGCGGCCGGGCGCCGAAGTGGGTGTCACCGGGTAACCGCGGAGTGCCGGACAGAATTATCATCCTGCCGGGAGGCCGGACAGTATTTGTCGAGATGAAGGCGCCGGGAAAACGGCTAAAACCGCTGCAGGAAAAGTGGGCGCGGGAACTCCGGCAGTTGGGGCATCAGGTTTACGTGATAGATTCGCATGAGGACATCGACCGGTTCATTGCGGAGGTGATTGGTGGGTGGAAATTGAGGTTCGCGGAAGACGAAAGGTAATGATTACAACATGTGCATATTGTGGGAGTCGAATCGAACGGCCAGCATATTCAAGATACTTGGAGGCAAAACGCCATTTTTGCAATCGAACATGTAATTTAAAACTGATGAATGCCGAACTTAACCCGATACGGATGACCTACGAAACGAGGTTGAAAATTAGGAAAGCGAGACTTGGATCGGGTGAAGGGAAATCATACCCTAAATTGTTCGGCAAGCACCTACATCGCGTTGTTGCGGAATTAAAGTTGGGACGGAAATTAAATCCAGGTGAGGTTGTCCATCACAAGAACGAAAACAAGCGTGATGCCAGTCCAGAAAATTTAACGGTATTCGCTTCTCAGAGAGAGCATGCAGCTTGGCACGCGCGCAAGAATCGAGGTGATGCCCAATGAAGTTCATCCCACACAAGTACCAAGAGCACGCAATTCAGCGGATCATTGACACGCCGTACATTGGTCTGTTTTTGGAGATGGGCTTGGGTTAGCAAAACCGTATCTACCCTGACCGCTATCGACTTGCTACTGCATGACTATTTCGATGTCAGCCGCGTGCTGGTCGTCGCCCCGCTTCGGGTGGCAGAAGATACTTGGCCGCGGGAAGTCGAGAAATGGGACCATCTGCGGCACTTGAGGATTTCGAAAGTGCTGGGGAGTATAGCACAGCGCCGGCGGGCGCTGAAGGCTGATGCCGACATCTGGATCATCAACCGTGAAAACATCGATTGGCTGGTAAGCGAATACGGTGCCAAATGGCCGTTTGACACAGTTGTGATCGACGAGCTGTCCAGCTTCAAAAACCATCAATCGAAGCGATTTCGGGCTCTCCGCCGAGTCAGGCCGATGATAAAACGTTTGATTGGTCTGACCGGCACACCGGCGCCTAACGGTTTGATTGACCTGTGGCCGCAAATCTACCTGCTGGACATGGGGGAGAGGCTGGGGAAGACGATCACGGGGTATCGGGATCGGTATTTTGCACCGGGAGAGCGAAGTGGTCATATCGTTTACAAGTGGCACGAGAAGAAAGAGGCGGAGCAGCGGATTTACGAGGCGATCAGCGACATCGTAGTCAGCATGAAAGCAGAGGACTGGTTGGAGCTTCCGCCGCTGGTGGAGCGAACCGTCCCGATCCGGCTTTCGGATCAGGCGCGGGCGCTGTACAAAAAGCTGGAGCGCGATCTGCTTTTGCCGTTTGCCGATGCGGACGTTGTCGCCAGTACGGCGGCTGTTCTCAGTAACAAGCTGTTGCAGATGGCGTCCGGTGCCGTCTATGACGAGGAGCGAGGCGTCAAGCAGATTCATGACGCGAAACTGGACGCGCTGGAGGACATCATCGAAGCAGCAAATGGCAAACCGGTGATGGTGTTTTACAACTACCAGCACACTCTGGACCGGATCTGCCGGCGGTTCCCGCAGGCCCGGGTGCTGCGGAAGGGCAAGGACGGAAACGAAGACATTCGGGCTTGGAATAATGACGAGATCCCGCTTCTGCTTTTGCATCCGAAGAGCGCTGGGCACGGACTTAATTTGCAGGAGTCGAGTTGTCAGACGGTTGTGTGGTTTGACCAAATCTGGAGCCTGGAAGAATACCAACAGGCAAATGCCAGAGTCCATCGACAAGGTCAAACCCGCGGAATTGTAGTTATGCGATTGGTGGCCGAAGGGACGATGGACGAGGAAGCGGTCGAAGCGATCGAGCGAAAAGCGGATGGGCAAGAAGCACTTATGCAAGCTGTGAAAGCACGGATTGAAAGAGTGAAATGCGATGGATGAGCGTCAAAAACGCAAAATCTTCCAGTGGGTCAAATCCCTTTCAAACGAGAAATTCTGGTCATGGATGAATTGGGTACACTCTCGCGCCTACGCCGCCGCTGTGCAACACTACACCGAAGCCGCCGAAATCGTGCTGCCGCCGCGGTTGCAAAAGCAGCTACATGAGAAAGCCCGGCAGATCCGTGAAGAGTGGGACGGCATGAGAACGATCTCGATGGACGAGACGGAAGGCATAGAGTTTGAGAAAGTGATGAGAGGTGAACGGGGATGACCGGATTCGTGATTACCTGTTTGCGCTGCAGCGCGACGATGTCGATACAGCCGGGCGTGCGGGACCTGGGAGCAGAGCCGATCGGGTTTGGGACAGAAGGGATTTTTGGTGAGGACTGGATCGGTTGCCGGTGCGGAAATACGATCCAAAGTGATGTCCGTTATCCGGAGAGAGAAAAATCAGTCGTGATATGGGTTGACGCCTCGAAGCGACCGGTCGATGAATCCACCGCTTTCGGTGTCGACTGCAGAAACGGGAGGTGCGAGCTGTGATCGGGCTGAAGCAGGTCCGGGCAGGCGAATCCTTCCATCTCCTGGTCACCGTTCTGAAAGTCCGAAAAGGCGTCCCGACTGTGATCCGCGTGGACGGCCGGGAGTATGTGCTGCGGCACAAGGATCAGTATGGGAATCGAAAGCGGGGAACTGGTAGCGGATGAAGCGATGCAAATGCGGCCGGCTGTTGTGCGAACTGTGTGAACGGCGCCGGGCGAAATATGTCATGAAGAATGTGCGTAACGGCAACAAGCTGAACGTCTGTGAGACGTGTTACCGGCAGATTTGGGGGAAGGAGGCGGCGAAGGAATGATCTTGGATAACACTGACACGTGGGTTGAGAAGCTGATCAGGCAGTATTCGGCAGGCGTCCGGGATCTGGAGCAGTACCGCCGATCCCTCGACACGTCAAACCCTGACGCCGCTGACGAGGCCAAAACCGTATCCGGCATGCTTTCTGACATGCGTTACGCGCTTGACTGGATGCGTCGCGGCCGGCGTCCCGGGAGCCGCAAGGGGGCCGAGCGGCGGGATATCTACCGTCGGCGGGAATTGTTGGCGCAGGTGGAGCCGCTGACGGAAGAGGAGCGGAGGCGCCTGATCGATTGTGTGGCCGTGATGACGGAGCGTGAGCTGACCTGTTGGCTCTTGCACATGGCGCATGGGTTGACATATGCCGAGATAGGTGATAGATTGAGATTGTCAAGACGCACGGTGCAGCAGTACGTCGAAAGAGCCAGGAAGAAGATTTATGACGTGCAGAAGACGTGCGGATGACGTGCAATTTACAGTAGCCCTTTTGCGCCCTTTTTCAGGGGCGCTTTTTGATTTTCAAAAGTCAAGGCAGGTGACATGAGATGAGGCGTATGATTCGTAAATTCATCCAGTTTGCATCCGAGAGGGTAGAACAGCAAGCGCGAGAGTTTGAGCGTGACTTTGCTGAAACAGACCGCCGGATCAAAGAGCGTCGCCAAGCGATTGAAGAGCGGAAATTCAGGCTCATTAAAAACCAATAACCGGTGCTTTATCCAAGAGTCCAGCCGATCGGCCGGGCTCTTTTCTCATTTCCGCCAGCCGCCTCGCTGGGTGGGGTGCAGCGCCCACTCTCCTCCGCCGTGGCCGGAACGGTGCGGGGCGGCTTCCGGAATAATACAAGCACAGTCTTGATAATACTGTCGGGTAAGAGGTGGTGTGTATGTGTTATCACGGGACATATACTATCGTTTCTGTGGTTAACCTACAGTCCAATAAATACCCGAAAGTTGATGCCTGTATTGCAGATGAGATTCAGAAACTCAACGACGCGGGTATCGTTACACTCGGTTCATGTTGTGGACATGGTCGAGCAGGCGAGATCATTGAATGGGAAAATGGTTTTGGAAAATGGCGAGGGTATGTTGATCCTCCACATGCATTGATTCGAGAAAGCAGCAAGGACTTAGCTGTACAACTCGGATATCGTCCATTCCCATATTATTACGCAGACGGAAAATATTACGGTGTTATGAAAATGTATTTAAAAACTGGCTGCATTACTTCCACGGAATGTGACGAATGGCATAAAAGAAGGGCCGAGGCCCTTCCAAAGTTTTAACCCGTGTCTTGCGATCTGTAGCACCAGTAACATCCGTTGTAGCCAGAACGAATCAATTGAGCGACTCGCCAGTCATCATTCGTGTCTTCACGATGGGAAGGATAAATCTCATTGATTCTACAGTTAGGAGTTACATAAGCAGTTCGATGAATCTCTTTTGTGTTGTGATTGATGATATATTTTGCCATAGCAATCACCTCCTTTTGACATATTACTTTCGATTCAAAAAGAGGAAAATCCTTCCTTTTGTCGAAATATAACCAAAAGGAGGGAAAAACATGCGCATTGTATTCAGGGATGAAAAAAGTCAGGAAGATCTTTTAATTTTGGAACATGGTTCTGCTGCGGATGTTATTACTTCTGTTAAAGAGAGCAGGCTCATTTTCGTACAAGGTAATCACTATACTTTTGATCACATGATTTATTGTCCGGTGGGTACTGATGAGGATAATCGAGAGTCGTTGTTCATTTACTTGAAAAACAGAACTCATCCTGATTTTCGGCAGTGAAATTCTAAGCACCTTCGGGTGCTTTTTCTTTTGCCATTTTTGTACGTGAGGTGGTGGTTTATGTGAAGTTGACACCAAAACAGCAGCGGTTCGCTGATGAATGGCTGATTGATATGAACGGAACGGCTGCAGCGATTCGTGCCGGTTATTCGGTAAAATCGGCAGAAGTGACTGCTTCGAAACTGCTAAGAAATGCCAAGGTTCGCGCGTACATCGACGCCCGGATGGCCGAACTATCACGGCGAACAGGTGTCAACCAGGAGCGCATTATCCGTGAACTCGCCCGCATCGCCTTTGTAAATCCGCCTGAAGTCGTTGATATGGACGAGGCGCGGATCATGGCCACAGCAACAGAGGACGATACAGCCGCGATCGCCAGCGTGAAGGTCAAGACGATCCCAACGGAGAACGGGACGGGTATCGAGCGCGAAATCCGTTTTGCCGACAAGATCAAAGCGCTGGAACTGCTCGGCAAGCGCTTCGGCATGTGGATTGACAAGCAGCAGGTTGACGTTCAGGGCGCGGTGCAGATCGTGGACGACGTTCCGCGTGATGAGGCGTGACCGCTGTACGTCTAACCGACATCATTGCGCCGAGCTTTTATGAAGTCCACCATGCGATCAAAAATGACGCTGCCACGCATTTCCTGCTCGGCGGCGGCCGCGGCAGCACGAAATCGTCGTTTACGCCGACTGAAATAGTCCTCGGTATGATTGCGGACCCGAATGCCAACGCTCTGGCGCTGCGAAAGGTCAAGGATACGCTGCGTGAATCGGTGTATGAATCATTCGTTTGGGCGATCGAGAAGCTGGGCCTGGTTCACTTGTTCGACATGCCGGCGTCGACGCTCCGGATCACGTATAAACCGACTGGTCAAAAGATCATCTTCCGGGGCGCTGACAACCCAATCAAAATCAAGTCTTTGCGGCTGCGCAAAGGCTTTTTTAAGTTTGTCTGGTATGAAGAGGCGGACGAATTCAGCATCGAGGACATCCGCAGCATCAATCAGACGGCCCTGCGCGGCGGCGACGGATACAAAGTGTTCTACACGTACAACCCGCCGAAAAGCCGCAAGCGTTGGGTGCATGAATATAAGAGCAACCCGCCGGCTAGATGGTATGTCCATCACAGCACCTATTTGGGCGTGCCGCGTGAGTGGCTCGGTGAGCAGTTTTTCATTGAGGCTGAGACGCTGAAGCAGCGGAATGAGCTCGCATATAGGCATGAGTATTTGGGTGAGGACGTCGGCACCGGTGGTGAAGTGTTCAAGAATCTCACGCTGCGCCGGATTAGTGACGAGGAAATCAAGGCGTTTGACCGGATCAAACGCGGGCTCGACTTCGGTTTCGCGGCTCATCCGACGCATTACGCGGTGATGCACTTTGACCGAACGCGCAATCGGCTGTTCATCTTCTACGAGATCCACAAGGTTGGGATGTCGAACCGGGCGCTGGCTGATGCGATCAAGCGTGAGAACAAGTCAAATGCCAGGGTGACGGCCGACAGCGCCGAGCCGCGGACGATCGCGGAGCTGCGGAATCTCGGTGTGAATGTGGCTGGGGCGAAGAAGGGGCCGGACAGTGTGGAGCACGGTATCAAGTTCCTACAGGACCTGGGCGAGATCATCATCGACCCGGTCCGCTGCCCAGACACAGCGCGTGAATTCGACGGGTATGAACTGGAACCGGATGGGAACGGCGGCTGGAAGGAAGGGTATCCTGACCGGGACAACCACAGCATTGACGCGGTGCGGTACGCGCTGGAGAGCGAGATCCGCGGACCGGCCATTAGCTTTTGACGGGAGGTGACAACATGCCCACTGAAACGCAGCGTATCATCGACATCATCGAGGCAAACGCCAGGTCGGCGATGACATTGGATCAGATCGTCCGTAACGAGGTCGACCTCTGGCTCCGGTCAACGGAACGACAATGGATGATTACCGGCCAAAAATATTATATCGGCGATCACGACATCCTGCTGCGGAAGCGCACGGCGATCGGCGAAAACGGGCAACTGGTGGAAGTTCAGAATCTGGCCAACAACAAACTGGTGCACGCCTTTGTCCGCAAGCTCGTTGATCAGAAAGTCGGCTACCTGCTCGGGAAACCGCTCAGCATTCAAACCGAAAATCAGCGATATTTGGACTTGCTGAACGATGTGTTCAACAAGTCTTTTTTGCGTCTGCTGAAGAACCTCGGGAAGGAATCCGTGAACAAAGGCAAAGCCTGGCTGCACGTCTATTACGACGAGGAGGGCCGGTTGAGCTTCAAGAAGATTCCGGCTGAAGAAATCATCCCGCTGTGGCGTGACGCGGATCATACGCAGCTGGACGCGGTCATCCGTGTGTTCGAGGTCGAAGTCTACGAGGGGACGGACCGGAAGATCGTCACCAAAGTCGAGTTTTGGGACACCAGCGGCGTGCGCCGGTATGTGCTCGACTCCGGCGGCCTGGTCCCGGATGTGGAGGCGGGCGACGTCGGTAGCCACTTCGTCGTTGTTCAGAACGGGCAGGAACATGGGCTAAACTGGGAGCGCGTGCCGTTCGTTTGCTTCAAGTATAACGACGAGGAGCTTCCGCTCATCCAGGTCGTGAAGTCACTCGTCGACGAGTATGATGCGCGTACATCCGACCATGCGAACAACCTCGAGGATCTGCCCAATTCGATATTCGTGCTGAAAAACTACGACGGGCAGGATCTCGGGGAGTTCCGGCGGAACATGGCGACGTATCGGGCGGTTAAGGTGATTGATCCGGGCGGAGTTGATACGCTCGACATCAAGATTGAAACTGACGCCGCCGAGAAGCATCTGGATCGACTTCGGAAAGATTTGTATGAGATGGGGCGCGGCGTTGACACCCAATCCGAGAAGTTCGGCGGCGACAAATCGGGTATTGCTTTGAAATTCCTGTACGCCGACTTGGACATGGACGCCAACATTATGGAAACTGAGTTCCAGGCAAGTCTCGAGCAGCTCATGTGGTTTGTGAATGTCCATCTGGCCAACACTGGCGCCGGGGACTTTGCAAATGAGGATGTCGAATTCGTGTTCAACCGCGACATCCTGATCAACGAGACCGACGCGATCACAAACATCCGGAACAGCGTCGGCATTCTGTCCGATGAAACATTGATCGCCCAACATCCGTGGGTCACAGACGTGCAGGAGGAGCTCGAACGGATCCGGAAACAGCGGGAAGAGGATATGGCGCAGTTTGGTGAATTGGGTCAGCAGTCACCGTCCGACGCCGGTGAGCCCGCATGAAACCCGCCGAATACTGGCGCCGCCGCAGCGAGGAAGTCACTGCCCGGCAGTTCGCGAAGGCGGACGCCTATCAAGCCGAGCTTGCGCGGGAGTACGCTCGGGCGACGGAGGAGATCCGGCGGGCAATTGAGGTTTTCTATCAGCGCTACGCAGTGAACGGCGAGGTCAGCATGGCCGAGGCACGCCGGCAGCTGTCTGGGGCGGAGCTGCGCCGGTTCAAGATGACGCTGGAGGAATTCACAGCCAAGGCAAAAAACAACGCGGACGGCCGCTGGACCAAACAGCTGAATGAAGTCTACTACCGGGTTCGGGTGAGTCGCTACGAAGCGCTGCTGACAGAAATTCAGCACTACGTGGAGATGCTGACCGGCAGTCGGCAGCACCGCACCGGTGAGTTGCTAGGCGACGTCTACGAGGACACGTACTACCGCACGATTTACGAGATCCAGCGCGGTATTGGCTTCGGCACCACGTTCGCGAAGATCGACCGGGACGCGCTGGAAACGGTGCTTGGGACACAGTTTGCCGGGTCGAACTGGTCAAAACGGATCTGGGGAGACCGGGACAAGCTGATCGGTGAGCTGCGCACCAAGCTGGCGCAGGCATTCATTCGCGGCGAGACCGCCGACCGAACAGCGCGCCAGCTGGCGGATCGGATGCGGGTGTCGCTCTCAAACGCTGAGCGACTGGTACAGACGGAAACAGCCTTTTTCGTCGGCGAGGCCACGGCCGCAGGGTACCGGGCAAGCGGCGTGGTGGACCGGTACGAGATTCTGGCCACGCTTGACAATCGGACGTCCGAAATCTGCCGCAGTATGGACGGCCGCGTGTTCGCGTTGTCGGAGCGCGAGGTCGGGGTGAACTACCCGCCGCTGCATGCGCGCTGCCGCTCCACCGTCGTGCCATACTTTGATGACGAACTCGACCCTGGCGAGCGGATCGCGCGGGATGAGCAGGGCGAGGCGTATTACGTGCCGGGGAACATCACGTATGGGGAATGGCGAGATCGGTACATTAACCAAATCAATAAAAGTGCAGGTGATAGCGCAAAAAGCGCAGGAAACCATGGATCAATCGAACAAGCGGAGCAATACGCTTTAGACAATTTTGGATTCATAATGGTTGACTACAGAGGGCTCGACTTAGAGAGCGCAAATTCTTTAAATAGGGCTATGCAGGCGGTTTACGATCGATATCCGCAAATCAAAGGTTTTGTGAGTGATATTTCAGCAGTGGACACCGATGATTTTGTTGCGCAGGCATCACTACAAAACTTTGGTGGACGGATACTAGCGAGCCTGAAGATTTCATCGAAATATTATCGATCTGATGATATTGATGATATAATAAGGGCATCCGTAGACGCCAAGCATTGGCCAAATGGCTCTAACAGAGAGTCGATCTTTATACACGAGTTTGGACACTTGCTTGAATATGCCTATGCGATAAAGAAGCATGAT